GACTATGTAATATCAGGTCCAAAAAATAAGAAGAGTTCTTCTTCAGGTCCTAGTATACAAGAGCAGAATGCTAAGTATTATAAGGAGCAGGAAAGAAAAAAGAAACAAGCTGAAACATTGTCTCGTAGAGAAAGACCTACATCAAACAGGAGAGAAAGACCTACTAGACAAAGAAGAACTAACTAGATATGCCATTCAAAAAAGAAGGAGAGAATAGAAACGTTAGTCCAAGTGGTAGGGTATTTACTGATAAACAAGTAAGACTCTACCATGCGACAGACGGATTTACTAAAGATATAAAAAAACCTAGAGGTTTAAAACCAAGGAAAAGATATTTAAAATCTTAATCATATATATCCCAACACCATATAGGAGTTTTCTTTCCAACGTATGAGCCACTTACGTTGTATGTAAAGTGCTCAAGTGCATCCAATGGACTCATGTCTTCCTCTAATATTATAAGGCTCTTAGAGACAGAGTATATTAGTCTCATTTCTTTTTCATCTACTCCAATGATTGCGTCATCAAAGCCATCAGCTTTTAAAAATTCTTCTTCATCGTAGTGTTCTATTATAGATTCAATCATATAGCTGTAGTTTAGTGGTACGTATGGTACCTTAATGTTTTTTGTTTAGGATAATAAATCATAAGCTCTTGGTCATTTACAGCTCCTTCTCTTGGCTTACGACCACCCCACTTTATATTACCTTCTATCTGTGATGGCTGCCCATAAACTATACCATCATCACATGCCCATATAATAACAGGGTTTAATCTTTTGTCACAAAGCTTTACTATTTTTCTACACGCAACAGGCAAGGGATAGGAATTAGAAATAGTCTTGTATCTTCCTTTGACTTCGGCATATGCAATAAGTTTTCCTTCCTTATCAAAAACCTTGTAGTCAATATCGTTTGGGTCTAACTTTTTAAAGCTGCCATTAAACTTTTTTACAAAATATTCTATAGCTTTTTTCTCTCTACTTAAATCTTTGTTGGTCTCAAACCTTGTGCTCATAAATTATGTCTTTCATTTGAATGTAGCTCTGCGTGACATCTAGAGCATAGTAGTACGCATTTGTTTATTTCTTTCTGTATACTTTCAATAGAGTACCCTAGCTCTTGAGCATTCCCAATCGCAAATTTTTTATTGTCTTGTGCGTGATGAAACTCTAAAGCAGAAGTAGTAAAACTTGAATGTGTTTTAATTGAGTATCCACATTTTTCACACCCTCTTGAACTTTTATAATTCTTTATCCAAGTTCTTATTTTATTATTTCTTTCCCTGTTATAAGCTCTCTTACATGACTTACATAGCGTGGCTTTTGTTTCTTTTCCTGCAAGACTTACGTGCCCTGAGCCATAAAACTCTGACATGTTCTTAACTTCTTTACATTGTCTACAGGTTTTAGAAATCTTCATTAAGAGAATCGCTCAATGACTTAAGTTGAATTTGCATATCGCTTATGGCTTTCTTTGTATCTTTATACTCTCTGTCACAAAGTGACTCGTATATTTCAGAACTACTTGAGTTGAGGTTGTGCATCAAATCATTGATGTAACTAATCCTTTCATAGTCAAGTGCTGTTATCATTGTGTGTTAAATTTAATATAAATTTAATTATCTACGCAAGCATTTTTATTTTTTTTTATTTTTGTTGTTCATTATGTAGTTCGCATTCAACATTATATAACTTTAACTCCAAGTCTAAGTAAGCTTTAAGCAACTCGTCATAAGTATATTCTAGTACAGGATTATGTTCATACTCAAATATAGTTTTACATACATTATAGATTCCTTTTAGCTGCGGCTCATGCTTGAGATAGTGCTCTGCATTTTTAACAGAATGAATTATTGTTGCGTGATTTTTACCTAGATGAGCACCTATTCTTTGATATGTAACACCCTTCTTTTGTAGTATGTATGAAAATATTAATCTTCCGTTTACATATGGCATTGACCTATCCTTTTTTAGAATATCAAGTTGTAGCTCCGCATTGATTATTCTTTTCAAGGTGTTCATCTGTGTATCTGTTATCATTTAATTTAATTATTTTATTATTATTATATAAATCTAAGTATTCGTTTACATCTATCTCGTTTATGTCAAAAAATATTGGAGCCTCATCTTCTTCATGAAAATATTCTATAATAAAAAAGAATGGTTCTTTATCAATGTGTGAAACTCCTGCAATATTCTGTTGCCAAGAGTTTAAAGAAGGCAAATCAGAGGCTACCTCATCTACCTGTATAGCTATATCTATACCTATTGGTCTAGGCATATCACGTATTTTTTCTATGAACGACTCATCTATTTCATAGTGTTTATTCTCCCCTATATATTTCTGTCTCAGCATAATCTTTTAATTCTTTGTGTCTATATTTTTGTAACTCTGATACTCTTCCTTCCTTGGTTTTACATTCAACAAATAAAACATTTGAATCTTTTGGTATAGCTATCAAGTCCGGTATCCCATTCTTGTTGGTAACAGTAAGTTTAATAACGTAGTACCCTTCCTCTTCTAATTGTTTAATTCTTTTCTTCTGAATCTTTTGTTCTGTCATTATTATAGTCTATAAAAAATCCTACTGCCACTATTATGTTCATGGCAACGGAGCTTATTAATTCAAGTAGGTTGTGAAATGTATGAATAGAAAGGTGAATGTGTCCCACTACCCAAAAGGGAATAGCAAGGTTTTGACTAATCCATACGAGTAAAAACTTAACGAACCTCATCTTATAAAGATAATAAATCTTTCTTAAAATGATTCACAGTGTAGTCCTTCTTGTTTATCACAGCCTTGTAGATGTCTTTCTCTATACCATCTTTTGCAAAGACCCAATACACATCGTTCTTTAGTCTCTCTTTAGTAGTCATCCTATCTCTTGACTGCCAATAACTTGTGGCTGAGAAGTCTATATTGTAATACACAAGAGCCTCTGCTTTCCTTAAGCTTATCCCCTCACGACCACTTACAATTTGTAGAGCTATTGATTTATTTGTGTCATTAAATTTATCTAAGTCAGTAGTAATCTCATCACCAAATATTTCCTGTAAAGCTTTTAGTTCTTGTCTAAACTTGTAGAATATTCCTATCTTCTTTCCTTTAAAATGTTTCTTTATAAACTCTGCTTTACTATAGTCTAGTATGGTACCATTGTTAGATTCAAATATAATTGTGCCTGAATAAAGTTGATGAAGTTTATTCATAAGTTTAACAGGTGTGTCACCCAATATGGTTTCTTCTTTACCTTCAACCACATTATGTTTCTTTAGTTTAGCAGCCACCTCATAGGTAGAGTCTTTCATGTCTACTATTAAAACTCTCTCTGTTGTTTCTACTTTAAATCCTGCCTCCTTTTGAGTGTAGCTAATTGTGTAAGGCTGCATTGTTCTAAGTATACTTGTCTTACCTCCACTATAATCGTTGATGTACATGGAATTTATTTTCTTTCTTGTCACCTTAACATAGTCTTTAGTAAAAGCATAGAAGTTTTTAAAGTGATTGAATGGGTTGGAAGGAATTCCAAATACTTGGTGAAACATTTGACTATAACTTTCGGGTGTTGGCGTGCCGGATAATAAACACACACTACAATCAAACTTCTTTATAAATTCCTTTACGTTCTTAGCTCTGTTACTTGGTTTAGGAAAAGCTCCTAACCCATGAGCCTCATCAAGTATCAAGAAGTCACATCGAGTTATCATGAGCTTATGCATGGACTCGTAGTTAATTACTTCACATTTAAAATTAGGGTTAAGTAATTTGTAGTCTGATACTATAGATGATATTGCTTTCTTCTTTGTTAGAAACACAACGTCTCTAAACCCACAGGCTTGAGCAATACCTAAAGAGGTTAAGGTCTTACCTGTCCTAACTTCCATTGCAAGATATATAAACCCATACTTGTTTATTACTTCTCGCCCCTTGTTTATTATTTTTTTTTGATATGGTCTCCAACTTAATTTCATAGTGTTTTGTTTTTTGCTTGTGTTATTTTAAATTATAAATTGAGTAGTCATATATTTTTTTATCTTAATACACTTTTCGTACTCTTCCACCTCTTCAAAGAATTCTAGCATATCATCTAACACATCCTTGTTTAAAGGCTCAAAAGGTAAATGAATAAAATACCCTTCGTCTTCACCCAACAACTCAATAGCATCTTTATTATTTATAATTACCTCATAAGAATTTCTTACTGCAACTTCCCTGTTGTCATCATTGTCCATGAACTCCCACTCTCTACCGCTATTTATCATGTAAGTTTTGTTTGTATATTTAATTCCTCTTTTCTTTTAATTCTCATCCATCTTCCAATGACATCTCTTCCCTGCTCAGGAGCTGCTCCTGTTTTAAAATTAGCATAAGATACTAGCCACTTGTTAAACTTGATACGACTAATAGTTAGCTTTGCCTTGGGTGCGTAGTCGGGGTACTCGGATATAAAATCATAGTAACAATCTTGCATGTGTATTCTTTGGTCAACCTGCAGCTTATCATTAGCTATTGTTCCATTAATAACACCACACCATTCAATAAAATCATGACATGTCTCAGCAGATAGCTGTCTTATTTTTAAATTAACAAATTTACTTTTAACTAATCCCTTAGCAAGGTAGGTTTGTAAACAACTAATCATGTAGTTGTCAAAGAGGCACCACTCTTGGTCGTCCCAATCACCAAACATAAGTTTATCAAACTCATCTAGTGGTGAGTAGTTTTTGTTGTAATGTTGGTGTAGCTCAAGCTCCCATTTTCTACGAGCAAAAGAATTACCTGCTCCTTTAATAGCATAGTTAGTTGTGATAGCAATCTTAGGTGACTTACTAAAAGGAATCTTGATAGCATCCTTGTTCTTTTTCTCTAACGTTAACCCCTCTGTTACAACACTAAATAATCTTTCAAAGTCAAAGTATTTTTTTACATCATCGAACACAAGTATCTGCGTATCAGCTGATACAAGCTGATAAGCAAAGCTACGTTCAAACGTAAAAGACTTACCATCTATAGTAACCACCTTCTTCATTTGACTCAATGCATTCATAAAGATACCCTTACCTGTGCCACCTTCCGGGTTGTCTGATATAACCTCATCATTAAGTATAACAGCAGGGCAGTAGCTAAGATTTTTGTGACCATGCATTAAGAATCCTATGGTAGATTCCATAGACTCCACTCTGTCTTGTTCTTTCTTACATACGTTTGATATAAAAGTTCTATAGTCAGAGGTACCGGAGTCGCATACACCAAACTTTCTATCTATCACATGGTCTTTCCAAACGTATCCACCAAGGTCTATATAATCTAGTATGTCTATGGTGTCTTTAGATATTTTTACTGCACAATTTTTAAAATAAATGTAAGATGTATTCTTGGTGTCTTCAATAAAATAAATATCTATTGTAGATAGCAGAGATAAAAACTCTTCCTTAAAAAATCTAGTGTTGTCGGCAAAGTAATTATATATACTCGCATCATCAAGCTCGATAACATTATTTAAAACAAAATCTTTTATTTGTTTCTCATCTGTATGGTCTATCAAATTGTTGGTTACTTTTACAAAGACATAGTTCTTACTTCCTTCCGGACAATACTTATAGAATCCATTGTCTTCAAGGAATTGTTTAAATAGAATGTGCACCACTTTTATTACACCCTTGTCACTCTTGGTCCAAAACTTCTGCTCTTTGTTCTCGTCATCCACTCTTTGTAATACAGAGTCTATCACATTCTCTGTTATCTCTGAGTCAAGTAGTTGAGATTTAATTTCTTTTTTAGATACACCTCTTCGTAACTTAATCTTAATGTTGTTTATTCTTTCGTCATCCTCATAGTACTTGGTACCAAAGTTCTGACTCTGTGCATAAGCTGAATCTATTGTCTGCTGTATCTCCCTGTGACCAAAGCCATCTGTTTCATAGTTACTTAATACATAACTAGCTAGGGATTTATTAATTCCAAAATCATTAAAGGCTGAGGCAAGAACAAATGTATTGTTGTTACGTAGTCCTTCAACCATTGGATACTTTTTTACCCACCACTTAGTTAGTATCTCTACTATTTTATTCTCATCTGTTATTGGTAGTGTAGGTAGGTCACGAAGGGAGTGCTTTTCTTCGTATACTTTTTCTTCAATCTTGTCCCACTCACTTGAGTTCTCGTTAACAAATATTAATGGGTCATAACTCTCGTAGCATACACGAGATAAGTTCTTACATGTAATATCAAACCTTGGGTTATCAAAATGTTTAGCTAATGAATTGAAATAATTTACATGATTCTCTGCATCCCTTGGTATCTTAACCAATACTTTTAATCCTAGTCCTGAAGGTGATATGAATACAGAGTAAACATATTTACTCTTTGTTAAGTTCTCTTTGTCTTGTAGTAGCTCCTTGTTTTTTTCGTAGCCATCAAAGTCAAGACACATAATTCCTGTGTGCTCTTGTAGGCTGCTGTCGTTTCTCTTGTTAAAGATTCCGGAGAAACATATAGCAGGTAATAGTTTTTTTAACTCGTTTCTTTCTGTCTTTCTTTTCTCAGCTCTGATTTGTTTTACCAACTCTTTTGTTGCACCATCCTTTATTCTTTTTAGTATGTGCTCCACCGGTCTGTGGAAGGGAGTATCAGTCTCCTTAATGTTTTTAAATATAGTAACCTTCTGTTCTGATGTCATTGTTGTAGTGCTTTATGTCGAGTCTATGTCGAGTTTGTGTAGAGTTTATGTCTGATTATCAATGAGTTGTATACTATGTTAACTTTTTCACCTCGTATACAGATAGTAAAAATAAAATAAATAAATAAAAATATAGGGAAGAACGTAAAAAACTTTCACATCTCAACATCCTTCCCATGTATTTTAGAATGGTAAATCAGTCTCTTGAGGACTTACATCTTCTACCTCATTACCCTTTTGTTTAGGTACAAATGTATCTAACTCTAGGTAGTAGTTACCACTTCTTGATTGGTTACAATTTAAGTTAACCCAACCACCCTTTTGGTGAGACTTCAAGAATGATATTGCATCATCCACTTTTACACTAATTCTTCCAACCACAAAGTCGGGTGCTCCCTCTCTTCTCTTGAATGAGAAACCATCTGCAAAGATTTTTTCTTCTGCCATAATTTAATTTTTAATAATTGATTTTTGTTCCATGAGTTTTATAGTTTGGACTACACATGTATGGTAGTCATGGATATCATTATACTCTAATGGAACTTCTAGAATATAATGAGTCCGTTTATTTTTATACCACCCTGTTGATGTAATAAGACTTAATGTCTTCCGTTTTTTTTTCACCAAAGTATTTATGGTACACCTCAAGTGCTTGCTCCACTTTGTACTTACCTCTATCATAACTCTCATCAGATAACTCAAACCTGCCCAAGACATTTGTAGACTTATCAATAACGAGAAACAAAATAGGCTTGCCAAATAGCTCACGATATATATAACCTTGCGAATCATAGTTGTAATTGTATATGCTGTTATGAAATTTTGTTATGTCTCCACATGTCTTCAAGTCAATGACATAATCTTTATGTACGATGTCTGCCTTACCTTTCCATAGTGCTCCACCATTAAGCTCCCCTATGTTTTTTACATTAGGCTCTTCATACTTGTTGCCTTTGTCTTGAATCATCTCATAGAAGTCATAGTTGCTTAGCATGGTATCACACCACCGGTCAACATCTTCCTGCTCTCCTTTAAGCATAGCAAATGGCAGGTTATTTTCCGCACAGAACTCCTTATATATCTTTGTATTTCTGCTACTAGCATCTACAATAAGATAGTCACCTACCTTCTCCGGCTCTAACATTTTACAATGAAAATATCTACCCATTAGAAATGCTTTGCTGTCTCCTTGCCGAACACCAAACATTGAAGGGTTACGCAGTAGTGTACCTATGTCAGAGTTTGAGAGGAATTGTTTACCAATCCCTCCGTAATACTCTGCATCATCCCTCAATAAATTAATCACTTTCTTTGTTACTTTACTCTCCATCCTGTAGTGATTTTTTAATTTGATTCTTCCACTTCGTAGTAACCTTATACTTCTTGCTGATGTTATTTATTATCCACTCCAAACCTTTAGCTTTATGTGTAGCAACATATTTTAATACATCTAACATCTTCTCATCATTAAGCTCCATCAATGCCTCTCTCTCTACCTTTGGTTTAGTTGTTGCGGATTGATTAACAATAGCATTATTAACCTCATTAGCTGATGCCACAGATGTATCTATTCCAATACCAAAGTTACCCAAAGCTCTACCCCATGCTGATGTCTCGCAATTTTCTACGTAGGATGTCTTGTTTATAAAGGTGCTACCCTTCTCTTCCTCAGCCATTCCGGAGGCAACTATTCTACCATTATCACTAATGATTGATGCTCTAATTAATATAGACTTCTCTGTTTTTTCTAACACCTCACTCGTTAACGCAAAGTCTTTATAATTCTCACGAAAATATCTTAGTCTTTCGTTTACCTCTACGTACTGCTTACCTTTAATGTTTACTGATTTTAATTTACCCATAACTTGTTTGATTTAATTTATTAATTATATTATTATACTTACTTAAAACTCTTAACCTTGCATTCTTTAAAGACTTAATCTGCTTTGGATTTTTTTTACCATTAACCTCACACCTCATAGCCTTATCCACTTTGTCTAGCTTATATTTATAATTACATATAGCTGTTTGGTATACACCATATCTCCAACCACCTTTAAAAAATGGGGCTAGGTTTTTAACCTCTGTGTAGAAGTCACCACCTATGGATGTGTTGAGTATAGATACCAAATCTGTTTCGTGGTCATGAACAATTTTAATCCCAAACACTATTCTAGATTCATAACCTGTGCCATCTAGATTAGATGAATAGTTATCATCCTTTGCCTCTTGCCATATGTCTTTTAAACTTTTATATTTACGCATCCTGCAGATGTCTTAATAAACTTTTATAATCCTCATCCGATTCTATATAGTTTGTTATAGCCTTTATGCCATGAAGTACACTTGAGTGACCTATATCATACCCACCCTCAGACATATACTTCTGTATGTATTTTAACTTCATTGGTCTGTTGTAGCACAGGTAATAAAGAACGTACCTAGCATCTACAATCTCTCGCACCTTACTCTTTTGAAACAAATCTCTTTTAGTTATTCCGTACAGCTCAATGACCTGCTCAACGTACTCGTCAAATATATTTCTTTTCATTTTTAAATTGTTTTAATGACATCAGATAGTTTAACATACCAATGTCCTTGGTTTAATATTCCTTTACATTTACTCCATAGGTTTGGTGTTGGCTCATATCCTATCCTCATTCCTATATCTATCTTTAATCTGATGGCTTCACCTAGCTGCTCAACATTATCAATTAAGCTTGTGGTATCATCATCATACAACGCATATAAATCAATAGCATTGCTGTTGAATACATTAGTAGCATCTTCAGTAACTAACCACCAACACAAGCCATCTTTAAATTTACGCAGCTTACTTATTCCCATCACCATATTTGTTTTGCAGTGCTTGAATGTATTTCTTAGGTAACCCCTTCTGCTTTGCATCAAGTATCATAGCTGATAGTTTCCGGGCATCGTATTCTTTCTTGGTTACCTGTAGAGATGGGTCAAAATCTTCCTCCGGATACTTCTCTTTTACTATCTCCTTGATAGCTATCTCCGTGCTAGATTGTACCTTCTCGTTTTCCATTACCAATATCAGCACCTCATGTGCATGCTCTTTATCTAGCCATGGATATTCCTTAACCACATCATCTGTGTGCCACATATAGTCTATACAATACCCATGCATGTGTAGTACTTCCATTGCTTGTTCTACGTAATCTTCTTTTGTTGGTTCTACCATTGGATTATTTTTGTTACACCGGATAGAGAGTCAGTCATGTCAGCCAAGTCTTTGTCATCTGCCCAATGGGTTAATATATGATTTAAAAGAAACGTATCATCAGCTATGTTGTGTGACACAGTGTTGAAGTTGTTAACCACCTGTTCGTTATGTCCGTTGTTGGTGTTTAACTGAATGCCTTTTTTTTGTAGGTCATTCAAGAAGTCTTGGAAATTGTTTGCCATAGTGTTTTGTTTTATTAGTTAGACAATATTAAGAAATTAATTAGACAATTCCTAATCGATTACTATTTATTTTATATCTCTGCTTGAAAATTAATTACATCCTCATTAGGATGGTCATCAAAATAATCCTTAAGCTTTGTGCCTAGCACCCAATCAGCATACTCAGTCATGTCATCCTGTGTTATCCCATGCTCATCAAGTATCTCATCAGACCACCGGTCATCTGTTGCTTTAAACATCTCCTTTACTCTCTTTGGTGCTCCTGTTTTTTCTATTGCCAACAGCTCTGCACATACCATCTCGTACTTACTCCTGCTAATTGTGTAGTCTATGTATGCCGGCTCATCATCTACCGCCCCAAACCTTTCGGCTGCATTACTTGGTTGTACTGCAAACATAAACTTCCCTTCGATGTCTCCATAATAATATCTTCCCATAATTTAATTGTGTTTATTGTGGGGAGCTGTTTCACTCCCCGGATTATTAATTTAATTTATATACTAATACAATCATTGTAAGATGCATCATCGCTCACATCATACACACCAAGATAGTTGCTGTATAGTTTTTCTAATTTAATAGTGCCCATTGGCTTAGCATTGTACTCACTCCTTAATGTAGCACAACCATTGCTTACTCCAATTACACTATAAATTTCGTCACTACTTTTGTTGCGTGCCCATAATGTACATTTGCTTGATAGCTTGTGACCTGCTCGGTCTACCTGTTGTTTTAATGTCATAACTTATAGTATTAAATCACATGAGGTTTTTAACCTGTCTATGTAAAAGTTAGTCTTGCCTGCAGATAGCTCCTTCAATAGCGAAGCCACGTCATTTGTCTTACCGGTTAGTGTGCGTTCAAGGTTGGCATACTTCCCATGTCTGTACTTAATAATGTAATTGATACTTTGTTTCATAGTGTTTTGTTGTTAAGATTTCGACAAACATACGACATTAAATCGACATATGCAAATTTATTTTTCATTTCGCTGATAGTCAGTTGGTTACGTGATTCCCTACAGGTGACCACCTTCACCTGTTTTTTCACAATCGTATCTCCATTCGCTTGGCTCGGTGATTTCTTCCATCCCCGGATGCATATCAATACCATGACCATACTCATACCCTTGCTCATACATTTGGGTATATAGTTTTTCTGACCACAAGCCTGCGTTATCATGCAGGTACTCCTGTATATTATCTACATCAGATGGTATATCTATCTCTGTCTCTGTATACTTGTGGTATACTACTCTTGCTGATACTTTTACTTTCATATTACTTATCGTTTTTTAATTCATATAATCTATCTTCATCCCCTGTGCATTCCGGACATGGCACTTCATTGTATGGGTCATCATGTGTTGCTGATATTATTGTACCATCTCCTTCACATTCCTCACACCTATCTCTCTCCTTTACCCATTCATCAATATCTGTAGCCTCAAAAAAGTAATTCTCAAAATCATCTCCACTATTAATAATGTCTCGTGCTGCATTCTCCATGTCGTACTTATCCATGTACAAATCTTCCGGTGCTATGTCGTTGTTCTTTGATTGGTGTAACCAACCTAACTCGTGACCACTATCAATAGTTATCACATCAAAAATCCAAGTGTTTATCATATCTTATTTTTTTATATCAATTAAATTACCATCCCACAGCTCATTGTTTAGGTACCACTTTCCCTTTGCTTGATTGATGCTTACGTTAGGTAGTGCATTCAATCTATCCTTGGTAACGTTTGTCTTCCATCCACAATTAGTTATACTTAGTGTGTTGCTTGGGTCATTGTACCTGTAAGCTATTTCATTACCAAATAGTTTAAGGATTGTTACATTAGGTAGTGTTACAACCTCTGTGTTTGCTTTTCTAAAAGCTGTTGCCTGCATGAATTTTTCTGCAGCATCAAATGAAATCTGTCTCATATTTGTAGTGTTTAAAAGTTAGTACTTGGGCGAGGAGTCGAACCTCTTATTATTAATCTAACGACAAGTCAAATCTTACAAAACCATGCCGACCACCAAGGTAGCACCCAAGTTATTATATATTAGTATGCTGATAAAATAGTATACAGCTGCAGGCTATTTAACCTGCCACAAAAATCAGGCTTAGCTGTGTGCCATCTCTTGCCATGCAAATCAATTGCATGTTGTTTAACATTTACCTTCTGCTGAACAGATAGGCTTGACCATTCAAAGTTTACCATAATCTCTAATTGTTTTGAATTATTAATTTTTCTATAGCTACACCCTCTTTTACAAACTCATGCTGCGAATCATACACACCCACCACCTCAAGCTTGCCATCTTTTTGTGCTAACTCTTTGTTATATAATATGTAGCTTTCATCCTTAAACAATACCCGGATACATTCCTTATCTGTTCTACCCCAATAGCTGTGATAGTTGTGGGTCAAGTTTCTCTTGTAGCAATGTTCTAACGATACTTTTTCATTTGGAAACCTTTCAACTAACACATCCATCTGTGTATCAAGATTACTTTGTCGTGATGTGTCATCTTTACACCTAAATATATTTTCTTTTGTTGTCTCTCTGACATAGACCATAAACATATTAAGACTCACCTTCCTTGATGAATTCTGTAGCCTATAGCTATTGAACGTAAGCTGTGAATTATCTTTACTTGATGCACATATTAAATCTATCTCGGCATCTTTTATCCTTTTCTCCCAATGAAAATACTCTTTATATTTTGCTGTTACCTCAACATCCGGAAGATAAAACTCTTGATTGTTGCCATGGTTTATATGGTTAATACAGAAGCTAATATATATATCACAGCACTCCTCAGTAACACTATTGTGTGCCCATGTTTTTTTGTATATATATTTTTCACCACTTGGGTCATCTCTTTTATAATCGTATAAACAATCATGCCCATTGGGATGAAATTCAATTGAGCTTAAACTTTCGACCCTGTTAACTATTTTTATTTCTTCATCACTTACTTTACCATCTACCACATGCTCTGTGTAGTTATCCCTTCGTTTATCTTTCACATCAAGCTCTGCTAACTCATTGTATATATTTATCCCTCGATTATAATTAAATAAATGTTTGTTTACCTTAGCCTGCACCTGTCTTTGTACCCCCTCTCGCAGGTATCTCTTGGTATAATCTGTTGCTATTATTATATCATCTTTAACCAATGAATCATACAGCTCCATGTTGCCTTCAACCCTGTGCTTTATTATTATCTCTTGACCTTTTCTTTTGCCGGTTAGTACAACAAATTTTATTGTGGCATAATCCACATGCTCTGTCCAATTTATATTGGTTAGATTGTTGTACTTGTCTTTATTAAAATCTATTTTTTTCATCTGTAGTGTTTTATTTATATATTATATTATTCTCCTTGTAGTACGTAACATCCTTTGCTAGATATTGTTTTAACATCTTAACTACATTTGTGTCAGACATGTACTGATGTTCGTACTCATCCGGGTTCCATATCCTGCAGCATTGTCTCATAAATTCCTGCACATCAGATGCAGCATCTTGTTTAGACATGCCAAAGGCTTTAACTTTATAGTCTCTTATTTTATCAAATAAATAACTTACTCTCTCTGATTGTGTCATAATTAATTACGTATTGCGAAGGCAGCTCCGGCTGCTATCTCGGTTAATAATTCTTTTAACTTTTTGATTGTTTTTTTCATAAGATTTTGGTGTTAATTAATAATTTTTTGAACTCAATTTGTGCAAACATACGACAAATAATCGACACACACAAATTTATTTTTAACTCACTTTAAATCAAGGCTTTACGATTCCTTTTGTCTTTCCTGTGCTGATGCATAAGCTGTTGCTCTTTACGATGTACACATGCGTGCTTGGGTGTGATGCCTATTACCTTGTGACCCTTCTTTACCATGAATCTATACCAATTGGATTGATGCCTGTCATCAGTAAACTCCTTCTCAAATACAGAGTAATTTCCGTATACTGATTTTATATTTATTATATATATCATAGCTTTATTAAATTATATGGAACATTGTCAAGACCCCATTCAAAGGTGTAGCCAACAGCTTCAACCTCATCTAGGTATTGTTTTGTATCATGATAATCCATGTCGCACATGGCATACCTGTTATCATATTTTTCTACTATTACAGCTAACTCTTTTGGCTGCTCTTCCGGGTCCTTAAACAAACATTTCATATGTCAAAAATTATAGAGATTAATACTCTGATTAAAAAATAACTTGGGCACAGGTATAAAAATATTACCTGCAACTTCTTGGCAATCTTGCCTAACTTTTTTGGGTTCATAATTGTTTTTTTATAAGTCTTGAACTATCTCTGTTAAGTCAATACCTCTGTTAATATTTTTGTTCCATTCCTTTGTTCCCTGTAAGCCTTTGTTTTGCTCAAACCAAAGGTTTAATTGTTGCAATTCATACTCTGCTCTTTGTACATAATTCATAGTTAATTGTATTGGTTAGTATCCGGGGGATGAATCGAACATCCCTGCAACCATTCCGGATTGTATTTATATTTATTTTATGCTCCCATTCTTAGCTCTGCTGCCTGCTCCGGGCATATCTCTCCCCTTTCAAGCCTCTCTTGGGCATCATCCCATCTGTCGTAGTGACATTGCATTGCGTGAGATACTGAGAAGTGTTCTTCCTCTGTTAGGTCTCTTACCTCGTAATCTTGGTGTTCTCCTAATCTTTCCTGCAGGGTTTCTACCATCTCTTCTAATTGCTTAATTCTTTCTAAATAATTCATGTTATATATATATTAAATTAATACTCGTCTAATGGATACAAATCTTCCCATCCATCTACTGCGTTATTGTTGTATACTCTTGGCTCTTTGTGGGGCTTTTGTTCGTAAGGCTCTACCCAAAAATCTTGACCAAACATTTCTCCCCATCTCTCGATGCATTCCTTAGCCTCTTGTTGTGCTGCGGCTGATGTTTTAAACCCCTCTTCCTGTGTTACGTTTAGACCCGATTCGTCCAACGTCACTACTTTGTACATTGTTTTCATGTTATATATATTTAGTTATTAATCTACTACTCCACCTCTGTAGTAATTTCTTATTGTATGGTGTTTAGGAAAAAATTCTTCAATGTATCTTCTCCTTACGTCATCACTTACAAACTTGTAATAACTTCCGTTACAATATTTCAATTCATTGTTTAATCTATAATACTTCGCAAATGACTCATCTGTGTCAGCCCATTCATCTGTTCTTACTAACTCACGTGAGTTCCAATATTCTACTTTCATAATTTTAGTTGTTTAATTGATTAATAAATTCTACTATTTCTTGGTGTGCTTTATCTATATCACAAGTCATAACCGCATCTGCAATATGTTTACTCATATGTTCTTGATAACATTTATCAATCACAGGCATCAGCCAATCCCAAGAGGTGTGGTACTCCAAATCATCAACATCACAAAGTTCTGTATCTGATATTTCAATGAAGCCATTTGAATTAGGTCTATATAAGACCTCAAGCCCCATAAACTCTGCTATTAGTTTATTTTCTTTCATAATTTAATTGTGTTATTTAGTTAATAATAGCTCCCTGAAGATGAATCGAACATCTTTGCAACCATTCAGGGAAGTAATCCTAGGCTAGTTGCCTAGGATGTAATCTGTAGCCTTTTGGCTTTGCGTTAGGGCTGATATCACAGCCTTCTCATCTGCCTCTTTTACAGCCTTTACCCAACCATTGATATAAGCTATAGATTGCTTTTCATCTAACTCGGTATCTGTACAGATTCCTGCATATCCCGATAGCATCATAGCACCTGATTCAGCAATTAACTCTTCAAAGGCATAGTCATGCTTGGTTTTTCGCAGTACGTCTGTTGTAGCTACTCCTTTGCGATTCAATCTAGACTCATGCCCTGTGCTGTGCACCATCTCATGGAATAGTGTATGATAGAATCTATCTAGCTTATCAAATTGCTTTTTTAATGGCATAGTAATACTATCTGTACTTGGTCTATAAAAGGCTTGGTCTTGGTCAATTTCGCTGATATTTAGCTTTGTATTTGCTGCCTTGTAATCTGCTACGATTTTCTCGCAGCTGTCGATAGGCTTTATCTCTACTTCGCTACCTGCAGGTAATCTCCTTGGCTTTAATCCTTCGCATTGTGCAATGTTCCAAACCTTGTAAAATCGCAGGTTAAAATTTGGTATCACATCCTGTGCAGATACTCCTTCTTTTCGCATGCATTCGGCTTTAGATTTGTACCAAGTATTGCTGCCGCCTTTGGCAATATAAGATACTAGCCATAGATACACATCTGTACCTTTTTGACCCTTAACAACTTTACCCTCTCTTGATGATATACCCTTGAAGGTATCCCATTCGTTATGCTCGTATCCTTTACGCATTTCAGCATTAAGAATAAATGTATTAAAGCCCCTGTATACTCTACCGCTATTGTTATTAATAGGGTAGTTATCTCCTGCCTTCCATGGCTTAAACCATTTTAGACCATCTTGCTTTAATCCCTCTAGCAGGGTTTCTTTTACTTTTTTTGCAATCGAATTTTTGTTCATTTTAATAAGATTTAAATTACCGGTTTCATCCTTATGGAATCATCAGAGGCAGATTATACACTACCTTACCGGGGAGCAATGCTCCCATTGGTATTAAAACCCATACAGGGTAGCTATTCTATTGAATATACCTTGTAATCCTAGGCTATACTCTTCCTCGCAAATTAACCCTGCTCTGTAATCTGCCTCTAGGTTATTTTCTAATAAAAATTGTTGCTGTGCTGCTGCTTGTAATGTTTGTGTATTTGACATAATTTTAAGATTTGTGGGGAGCGGTGCTCCCCTGTTTAGATTTGATTTGATTATTTTCTGTTTGTTACTCTTAAGTTCACTATCATCCACCAATACATGGCTTGGATGCCATCTTCAGTTAGATAGGTATTAAATTTGTACTCTGTTGCCTCATCTTTTTTGTTCCATCCTAAAGGATAATAACGTACATCCATTGTGTTAACGTGACCGGCAAAGCTAAAGAATACTTCGCCATGTGATAGACCTGATTTGCTGTTATACTTCTCCATTGCAATAGCCTGTAATTCTAATAAGTCTTGTAGTGTTTTCATCGTAATAATGCCTGTGTTAATCGCAAAGGACTTTATGCTGTTAGCTACCAACATGAGGATTGCTCTCACTAGCCTGTCATACAGGTGTTGGTTAGTTTTGTTGTTACACCAATAGCCCTTAGATTTTCGCTCCGCCTAGCGGTAAAAATTTGGTTATCATTATAGCACCCTAATGGTATCTAGTACTACTATTGTTCACACAACGTACGCTATAACTAGCTGATTATCAGCGAGATAGAAAGCTTAAATTAGCTAACTAACTGATTGTCAGTGCGTTATATCTCAAAATGTCAAGGAACGTTTATCTCCGGTGCAAATCTCGTCTATATATATGTATTACACAAGGTTTTTTTAATTTATTTTTAATATTTGTTATAAGTCGTTGACTATCAGTAAGTTGCAAGAGGTGTTTTTGGGTATGTTTGTTTACATATATAATGTATCGTACAGGGGCTATCGAGGGAAGGCTATTCCCTGCGGTCTTTGTTTAGTATACGCACAGCCTTGGGGGGCTACAGGGCAGGGGTCACAGCTGCGACAAATAGGACAGGATTAACACACAGCTACAGGATACAGGCTGCTGCACATGTAGGTAGCACATTGGTACCGGTAGGTTAAAAGAAAAACGTCAAAAAATCAGAGATAAAAATTTGGAAATAAAAAAATCAAATCAAAAAAAAACGGGTTTCGGGATGGGGGTCACTTGCGTGTCATGCTATATAACCCAAATGCTATATGCATCTAAATAAATTTATTATCTTTGTAACTCAACCAACAATTATTATTATGAGAAAGTTAAATATTCCACCATCAATGCAAGGATACGATATTAAAGATGGAAGACTTATTAATATGGCACCATCACCTGAGATGGGTATTACTAAGTTGGCTCAGATGAGAGCACAAGCTAAGAGATATAATAAAGTTCAAATGATAGCAGAAGGTAATGAGTTATCTCAAGCTAACATAGACTTATTTAAAAGATAACTATAGCGACATAGTTAGTTTAGGTTAGTTTTAAGTAGTGTTTTGACTAACCAATAATAGGGGAAGCTTCTAAGGCTTCCTCTTTTTTATTCATATATGTTAAGTTGATGTAGACTTTATGTTAACTTTATGTAGACTTTAGTTTTATAACTAATTGATTACTAGTATATTAATTTAATAATGTTAAGTATGTTAAGTTTAAAGCCTCGTATATGGAAATAAAATCTTTGTGTGTATAATAAGAGAGAGAGAGTAGGGAGGAAAAAACTCTACATTACTTACATGGAAACATATCTAGTGTAAGTGTTGCTATAAATAAAAATACATTTATTGTATAGTAGTTTTCTTTATCATCTGCATTTATAAATTCCCAACCGATAGCTAGTCTGTCATGAGGAAAGTGAAACGCAATAGTCAATACCCAATCTTCCATGTTGCAAATATTTTGTTTACCTTTGCTAAAAATAATCAAATTTAATTTAACATGAATCCAAAACAGCTACACTTCGATTCCGATGGTCGAGAGAAATTACTATCAGGAATAACACAGATTGCTAAAGCAGTAAAGTCTACATTAGGTCCACGAGGGAACACAGTTCTCATAGAGTCACAAGAACATACACATGGAATCACAGTAACCAAAGATGGTGTAACTGTAGCCAAGTCTATTTTCTTATTAGACGCTGTGGAGAATCTAGCGGTACGTATCATGAAGGAAGCGGCAGACAAGACTGCAACCTCAGCAGGAGACGGAACGACTACTGCAATTGTATTAACTGAGGCTTTAGTCAAGGAGGGTATGGTTAAGATAGATGAGGGTGTTAATAGGATAGAGGTGCTAAAGGTTTTGCAACAGGAGTGTGAGAAGATTGTAAAGGGTCTTCATGCAAAAGGTAAGAAGGTATCAGGTACTAAGTTAAAAGACGTTGCGGTTATTTCTGCTAACAATGATGACAAGATAGGAAAACAAATTGCTGAGGTATATAAGCAGGTTGGTAGGGATGGAATAGTTACGGTAGAGAAATCAAAGAACCATGAAACGTTTTTCGAAAGTACTAAAGGGATTAAGATAGACAGAGGGTGGACTTCACATTTGTTTATTAATAATCACAAGCATGACGAATGTGTAATGGAGGATGTGTATGTGTTGGTATGTGATACCGAAATAAATAGCATATTGCAAATCGAAAATGTATTGAAACCAATCATCAGCGAGCAGAAGCAGTTGATGATTATTGCACCATGCTCTCAAGGTTTCATAAATACAATGGCAGCGAATGTAATGAAGAACAGTCTTAAGATTGTAAACGTTGCACCACCTGACTTTGGATACAGACAACATGAGCTAATGAACGACATTGCTCTTGCGGTAGGTGCCACATATTTTAGTGGAGAGACAGGAGATGATTTGAGCTTGATAAACTTTGGTGACTTGGGTCACTGTGCTAAGGTGATAGTTGGTCGGGACTCAAGTATCATCATCAAAGATGACACAGCAGATAATCAGGAAGCAGTAGACAATAGAGTAGAAGAGCTGTGGGTTCAGCATGGGGTTTCCAAAGACAAGCAATTAAGAAGCTTTATAGAAAAAAGAATCGCATCACTAACGGGTGGGATTGGTGTAATATATGTTGGAGGTAATACAGACCTAGAACAAAAAGAATTATATGACAGAGTGGACGATGCTGTGTGTGCGGTTAAGTCAGCACTAGAGGAAGGTATACTACCGGGAGGTGGATTATCTTTGTACTCGATAGGGAAAGACTACGAGCACCATAGTAAGAGAGAGGATATTCCTGCAAAAAAAATTGCTTACGCAATTTTAGGAACTTCATTGCAATCTCCACTCATACAGATACTTGCTAATGCAGGGATGGATGCTTCTATATATGAAGAGGGAGATGACTGTAAGAGTAGAAAATGGGGACAAGGCTTTGATGTAAAGAACGAGAAGTGGGGTGACATGATTAGCATGGGAGTAATAGACCCTGTAAAAGTTACAAGGTCAGCTTTACAAAACGCAATAAGTGTCGCAGTTACATTATTATCAACCAATGCAATCATTACGATGCATAGAAAGAAAAATTAATTATGGCAATATCAAATCAGATTTTCGAACACTTTAGAATTAAAGAGAGAAAAATACAAGACGCTATTACGTTATTAAAAGAAAACGGATATCGTATATATAAAACAATCGAACAGGAACAAGAAATTGTATGAGACCAATAAGTAAATATATTTTAATCGAGCCAATAGAAGAAGAGATAAGAACTGAGTCAGGAATACTATTAACGAATCACGAAGCACAAAGTAGACGATACCATAAAGGGAAGGTTCATGGCGTGGGCAATGAAGTTCAAGGAATAGTAGAGAGCGATGAAGTATACTATGACTTCAGGAATGCACACACTCTTTTAATCGAAGGAAAAAAAATTACGGTTATTCAGGAGAGGGATATCGTAGTTGTTCTATAAAGTTTCTATATACTTTATCCGTATAGCTCTTATTACTAAACACAGACGTAGGAATAGTTCCACCGTTTAACTTAGAGTATACTGAAGCTATAACTCTTTTTGATTTATACGTAAGTTGATATAGTGCTTTGTGTTTGCCATGCTTCTTTCTAAATACTTCAATCCAACCTTGTTGTCTTAATCTTTCAAAACGTTTCTTGTCCCAACTGACAACTTCATTGAATGTATCAAAGTCATCACGAGAAAACCTACCCTCTGTTTTTAAAAACAACAACACCTCTAGTTCTGCTGTAGTTAGATTATATTTCTTTTTAATATAGTATCTAACAACTCTCCAATACTTCAAGTAATTTTCTGAATCCATCTATAAATTTAATTTTATTAACTTTGCATTATGACCAAAGATAATATAATACCGGCAACTCCAAAACAAGAAAAGACTTTGACTACTCCTGTATTAGGAAATAGTCCGATGAGTGTTTCCCTTAATAACTCCTTAGCTTCGTTTACCATGTTAAAAAATATGGCTATTAAAAACTCACAAGCTGAAAATATAATAAGCTCAGCAGGAGTAAAGCCAACAATAAAAAAAGCTTCAAGGAATAATTATAGCAACACCCTTATGGGGCTAGCAAAATTACAAGGATTCAAGGGAACTAAAAAATAAAAGATATGAGCAGAAAATGTAAGAAAAAAGTAATGGGTGACAATCCTATTTCAGGAGCAACACGTAAACAACTAAAAGCAATTGAAAAATGTGCTATACTAGAAGCAGGGGGAAAACCTAACCCAAAAGTTTTTGGTAAAAACAGTACGGTTCGTAGCACTACTCGGTATAAAAACTTATCTAAAAAAATGAAATAAAAGATATGAGTCAAAGATGTAAGAAAGAAGTAATAGGTAAAAGACCTGTTTCAGAAGCAACCAAGAAAGAGTTAAGAGCAATCAAGGTATGCGCAAAGTCTAACGTTGCTTTAGACGAAGGAAGAATGAATAAAGAGCAAAGACTTCTTAAGAGAAGTAAAAGGATTCAAAAAAGAGCAACCAAACAGAACCAAAGAAGAGAAGACAGAGCCTTAAGAAAAAGAGGATTTAATAATATGTCAAGAGATGGCATAGCCTAAAATCAAAAACAAAGACATGGCAAAGAAAGGTAGGACAAAAGGAAACAAGATATGCCCTGCAGGTATTGCATGGGCAAAGAGAACCTTTGATACATACCCTTCAGCTTATGCTAACATGGCTGCAAGTAAATATTGTAAAGACCCTAACTACGCTAAGAAATCTAAAAAGAAATAATATGGCAAAGAAATTCAAAACACATATGATGTGCAAGAAAGACAAGTGTATCAAGGTCACCTCTATGAGCCAACATTTTAAATTAAAAAAAGACGGATACACCCATACTAAAAAGAAATAATTATGCCAACAGTAAGCTATAAATGTGGAAACACAGGAAAAAAAATGACACGAGAATTTCCATACAATGCTATGGGGAAAGCACAAGCAAGTGAGTTCTCTAAGGTGATGAATGGTTCTATTAAGTACAACCCTAACATGTACTCCCCTAAAAAAGGATACTAATGGGTGAGCTTAAGAAGTGGAGAGATGAGAAGTGGGTACGCATAGGACTTGATGGTTCTATCAAAGGTGCTTGTGGTACAAGCAAAGACACTAAGAATCCTGACCGCTGTTTACCACTAGCTAAAGCTAAGTCTATGACTAAAGCAGAAAGAGCAAGGACAGCACGCAAAAAGAAAGCCTCAAAAAAAACTGTTGTATCCAATACACCTAGAGCAAGAGTAACTAAAAGATACACCAAGTAATGGCAGACAAATCTAAAATGACTTGCAATAAACCTAGACCTTCTGACCGAGCAGGTAAAAAGAAAATGGTTAAAGGCTGTGAGGGTGGTAAAGAAAAGCTAATTCACTTTGGTGCCAAAGGATATGGACACAACTATAGTGCAGCTGCTAGAAAATCTTTCAAGGCAAGGCACAAGTGTGATACCGCAAAGTCAAAGCTGACTGCTAGATATTGGAGTTGCAAAAATCTATGGGCAGGTTCAGGTGGTAGCACCAAGTCAAGTCCAAAAAATAAACGAGGAAAATATTAGTATATTTGTAAAACAAAAGTTATGGCAAAACAAGAAGATATAAAAATCAAAAAAGCTAACCAAGGAAAGTTTACTGCTTGGGCAAAAAAAAATATGCCTAAGAAATCAGTATGTGGTGCAGCTAGTTCTGTCATGAAAAATTCAAAGAAGTATAAACCAAGTGTAGTAAAGATGGCAAACTTTGCCAAGAACTTTGGCTGCAGTAAATAATTAATTATGAAACAAGGATACAACTCAAGAGACGATGAAGCAATCGCAATGCGTAATGGAAAAAAGAAACAATCTTTAAAAGATAGACGCAACGAATCTAAAGGAATGTATAAGCATTATGGAGAGCACCCGTATTCTGCTGACTCGAATATGCATTAATGGGAAAGTTATTTGTAAAGATAGGACTGTGGATGCAATCCACGTGGTGTAAATTACAATGTGGATGGAATTGGATGGTATCTAAACTTATGTTTAACGTAGCTTCTTGTCCAAACAAACTGTGTACTTGTAAAAAATAAATTAATTATATTTGCCCTATGAAACCAAGGATGACATCAAGAGGATTCGGAGATACTGTAGAAAAATTCACAAAAGCTACAGGAATAAAGAAAGTAGTAAATACAGTTTCTAAAGCAACAGGTAAACCCTGTGGATGTGGTGCCCGAAAAGACACACTAAACAGAATGTTTCCATACAATAAAAACAAATAAACAATAAACAAAAATCATGGCAATAATACCAAGCACACAAAAATTTCATACTGTATCAGCTGAAGTAGATACAGAAAACAAAGGTTCAGAAACAGCAAATTCAAGAAGAGAAGCATTTACAATGCAGGATATTGTTGATACTGCAGGTGCAGGTATACCAAGTCTTTTTGAAGAAGGAAGCTTCCCGGGACCAAGCGGACAAGAAACATCAACTCAAAGAGTTGGGTCTTCTAACGAAGCAACTAAAATTTACGCAACAGTTAGTGGTGGGGACTCAAATACTGCAGCAGGTTCTTACGCAACTGTTGGCGGTGGACAAGGCAACACCGCAAGCAATAATTCATCACCGGGAGGGTCAACAGTAGGTGGTGGTGTGAATAACATCGCAAGTGGCTTAGCGTCAACAGTCGCCGGTGGAAATGGTAATAGTGCTCTAGGTAGTAGAGCAGTAGTCGGCGGAGGTATAGGCAACATCGCAAGTGGTAGTTCTTCAGCAACTGTTGGTGGACTTAGTAATACTGCAACAGGTTCGGCAACATTTGTTGGCGGAGGAGTTCGTAATGACGCTACTGCGGATGACTCTTCTGTACTAGGTGGTAGGGAGAATGACACACTTACATTTGTTAACTCACACATCATAGGTAGTAACCTAGAATCAGATAGACAAGATTGTACGTTTGTTGAGAATTTATCAATAAAAAGTATACCTACAGCAGCAACAGGATTACCTAGTGGTTCAATTTGGAGTAACGCAGGAGTGTTAAACATAGTACCATAATGATAACTAAAAATAAATAAAAAGAATGTCAACACCACAAAGCAATGAACAGTTTGTAGGAATTAGTCCTTCAGAGAATTTAACTGAAAGAGCATCAAGATTAACAAATAGTCAAAGACAAATATATACCTACGAAGAATTAATGAGTGGAGCTTCAGGAGCAACCACTCTAGACCTAGGTACCCAAGGACAATTAGCAGGAATCGCTAAGTTAGCAGCCACATATAATCTAGGTGGTACTGAATATGATTCTTATAATTTAAAATGTGTTACATCTTTAACACCTGAAGCTACAAGTCATGTCATTGCTATTGGTTCTATTGAAGTTGGAGCAGGTAACATATTTTTTATAAGCAATCGCTCTAACATTGAGTCCGTAGACTTTAATGGTTTTGGTGGGTATACTAATAACCCATTAAACTTCGGAGCAATGGTTGACGATGCAACTGAAATATCAAGACCTATTACAGGGTTATTTTATGTTAACCAAGAAAACATACCAACATTTCCTATAGAGTTTAATGCAATGTACATCGTTGCAGCAGATGCTGCAAATTTTGAATGCGATGCCTATGTGGACATGGACTTTATTGTTGAAAAAGGAACAACTGTAGAATTTACAATAGCTTAAAAAAATGGAAGAAACACTAATAAAAGTAACAGACGTTAAAGGGACAATCCTTAAACCAATAGATGCAACCTTTAAAGTAGAGTATAAATACGAAGGAGAAGCGGTAGCAGAAGAAGTATTGGTAGGAGATGTAAAAAAGGGAACAGTAAAGGGAGAAGATTTTCCTGCACCCGATGCAACAAAAGATTTAGAATATTCAGAGATTGTAATTATCGTTAAGGACAAACCTAAAAAATTGCCTTACGCAGGTAAGACTCTTAAGTTTATAGGTAAGGTACCTCCAAAGGGTGTTCCTACCGACCTTCCTTTTATAGGAAAAAAACCTGAAACAAAAGAAGAAAAAAAATTAGCAATGCAAGCAAAACGTGAAAGCCTTCTTGAAAAACTTCAAGAAAGATTTCCACCTAAAGAATCATAATTATGGCATATCAAAAGTTAAATACAAGTCGAGCTTGGGAAGTATCACCTAGTGATGATGCACCCATCCCACAGATAATGGTAGTAGATGGAACGCAAACTGTTGTATCTATATCAGGCAACACAATTACTGTTGACCCCACCATTGATTTGGTGACACTAGGTTTTGTAAGAGGAATGATAATAGTTAATCCGGGAGGAGACTCAGCAATCATCACTTCAGTTGGTGGTAATGAGTTAACATTAAATATTCCTGCAACACCTTTTGGTGCCACAAGCAAGTTTAATGCGTACGGAGGAAACAACAATGGATGCTTACTTTATGTTGGAGGTGCAGGTAATCTAGAAGTTAAAACCGCAGGTGGAGACAAGGTTACTTTTTCAAATGTAGCAGAAGGATTTGTTTTACCTGTAAATGTTATTCAGGTTTTTGCTACAGGCACAACAGCAACTAATATTGTAGCTCTTTGGTAATATGGATTATTGGACCACAGGCACGACATTAATGATTGATGATTTACACATTAAATATCAAATAAGATAATGACGATAGAAGATTTAAAGATATACGGATTAAACTCAAGCGTAATGGCGATTAGTTTTACACAACTTGAAATGGCATTGAAGATAATACTACTAGTTGCAACAATTATATATACTGTTCACAAAACTGTTACAAATATAAAACAGAATAAAAAGAATAAAAAAAAATAGTATCGTCTTTGATACTGTTATTATTTCTCTAGACCATTGACATGAGAAAAATAGATAAGCTTATTATACATTGCTCAGCCACAAGAGAGTGTGATGATTCTGTAAATGCATCTGTAATAGATAGATGGCATAAAGCTAGAGGATGGAAAGGGTGTGGTTATCATTTCATAGTTTTGATTAATGGAACAATTGAAACAGGTAGGATGATAGATGAGGTTGGTGCTCACGTAAAAGGCATGAACAAATCATCATTAGGTATCTGCTACATAGGAGGTCTTGAGAGAGACGGTAAGACTCCGAAGGATACTAGGACACCTCAGCAAAAAGAAAGTTTACTACTACTTATTAAAACACTAAACAAGATATACCCGGAAGCTACGCTTCATGGGCACAATGAATTTTCTAACAAAGCATGTCCAAGTTTTGATGTGCAATCTCAATATAAAAATATATGAAAAAAATAATAGAGTGGTTTGGAGGTAGTGTAGTAAAAGATTTACTTGGAGGATTAGATAATCTTTTTACTTCTAAGGAAGAAAAAATAAAAGCAGAGAATGTTATTAAGCAAATTTTAATTCAAAAAGAATTAGAGCTACAGAAAATGCAAACTGAAGTTATAGTTGCAGAAGCAAAAGGGAATTGGCTACAAAGAAGTTGGAGACCCATTTTAATGTTGTCATTTGGGTTTATAGTTATTTATGTAAAGTTTGTTGGACCTTTGTTTGATTTTAGAATACCTATATTAGAAGATGAGTTTTGGACTCTACTTCAAATAGGAATAGGCGGATACGTTGTGGGAAGGACAGGAGAGAAGATGATGAAGACCTATTCGGAGACAAAAAAATAAATAGTATCTTTGTATAAATATTTTAATTAAATCAAATGGAAAAAGTACAAGACGTAAAATTAACCGAACAACAGTTATCGGATTTACAACAGGCTAACGAACAACTAACAAAGTTCAAACTAGCTATAGGAGAATTAGAAATACAAAAGAGTAATTTATTTTCACAAGTTAAAAGCTTACAAGTTGAGTTTTCTAAAATGGAAGATGAATTAATTAAAAAGTATGGTAAGGATTCTATTATAAATTTGAAGACGGGTGACGTAACAAAAAAGTAAATGGGAAAGATAGCAACATATCCAATTGTAACTCCAAAGGGAGACGATAAAATAATTGTATCACAGACAACAGGTACTCCTGAAGATGCTACAAAAAATATTACTGTTGATGGATTAGCTAGTTACATAGGAGCAGGAGGGGGCAGTGGAATACCTACACCTGAGATGTTTGTTATAAAAAGAAAATTTACAGCAGGCGTAAGTCCTGACGAAGATTGGGGATTAAATCATCAACTCTGTATAAGGGGACTTGTCGGAGCTAATGAATCATGGTTAGACCCTGCTAAGGGAGCAAGGCTTTTTGTGTATACTAAAAAACCAAATAAGCTTACTACTGATTATGCATCTACTTATCCAAAAAGAAAGGGAGGTTGGACACATCCATCTCATCTTAACGGAGCATACACGACAACAAAATTTGGAAATACTAATTGGGGTAATGGTTCTCAAGAAGGAGTTGACCCAACTACAGGAAATAATTCAACATACCCTGATATTGTAACAGAATGGGATATAGCTACCGAATTAAAAATACTAGCAACAGGAGCTACTGCTGATTTCTCAGACCCAACCTTAAGAGAAACTACATACATACAAGTTCCGTTTAATCAATGTCAATTTTTAGTACCTCAAAATCTACCGTTTGATGCAATTACTGACCTAGATTATCCCAACGGAATTGATTTGACAAAAAATAAAATAAGGAACGCTGTTAGACCTACTTATAATTCACAAAACGGAGTATACAACACTAACACTCCTTGGGACATAGGAGGGGATGTAAGACTTTCTAATAAAATAGTAATGAGATTTGTTATTGGAGTTGTTAACCCTGACTTTACATTAACAAATCACACCGTACCTTATTTATTTGGAGAACCATCAGAGCCTGTTACATTGGTTTATCAGGGTACCTCTAGTGGATTAGTTCAAAAATGTGTGATAGCAGAAGGTCATTCTCCAAATATTAGTAGAAGACCCGTATAAAAAATTGGGGGTTTATGTGTGTAATACCCGTTTGTCGGGTGCTCTGTTTGCATGACGCATTCGTTGCGTTTGTAGTAGCTACACCCCCTTCGTATAATACCCCTGTTTTCAGGGGTATTTTTTTTTACCTATCTTTGTTTTAAATCAAATTTAAAATGGACATTAGAAAAATCTCAGTAGGTCCTGACTATAAATCCGGAGCCATGCATTACCTTGTTGGTCAACAGGTTCTTGGAGGAAACTACACTATACATTTAATTAAGTTTAGTGAGGAAGATGATAATTATCAAATTTATATAGAAGATTCTATTGAGAATGAAGTTTTATTGTGGAAGCAATTTAACTCAACAATGCCTATATCCTTAGAATATAATATTAATTTTTAAATTAAATGCAATCACCCAATCAATTCATTGTTACCCCTTCTAATAACAGAAGGTATGACAATGTAAAAACCATTGAAGGTTTAGAAATAATCCTAGATACTTCTGAGGAGTCAGCTTCTTTTTCAAATCGTGAAGCTGTTGTATTAAGCACACCTATTAACTATATCGGACCCATCACTAAAGGGGACACGCTCTTAGTTCATCACAATGTTTTTAAATATTATAACGACATGTATGGAAGGAGACAAAGTGGTAAGAGTTTTTTTAAAGACAATAAGTTTTTTATTGACGAGACTCAATACTATATGTACAAAAATAATTCAAAGTGGTATGCTGTAGAGCCTTTTTGTTTTGTTGCTCCATTACCTGCTACAGAAACATATATATACAAACCTTTTTCTGACGAACCTTTAATGGGTGTGATGGAATACACATGTGATTCTATTGAAAAACATGGTATTAAGAAGGGAGATATAGTTACGTTTATGCCCGATTCAGAATATGAATTTAAGTTTAACGAACAAAAACTTTACAGGATTAGGTCTAAAAATATTATTGCATATGAATCTTCAAGAAACTAAATTAAAAATAATTCAAGCAGGGTACAGAGCTGTGGAACAACTTATTAAAGTTGCTAAAGAAGATATTATAAAACACAACCCTGAAGACGACTTGTCAGCAGATAGATTAAAAAATGCAGCTGCTACTAAAAAGTTATGCATCATGGATGCTTTTGAGATACTAACTAAAATTGAAGCAGAGAAGGAAGCTATATCTATGGGACAATCTAAGCCCATGACAAAACAAGGCTTTGCTGAAAGACGTTCTAAATGATAAAGGAGTTAAAAAATTACATACCTAAAAACGTACTCTCAAATAAAAACAGAGGACGCAGTTGGCTTTACGGGTACAACAAGAAATATGATGTAGTTATTATATCTCGCAATGGTCAAATAGGAAACGTAATAGAAATCTCTAACTTCAAAATAGCCTTACCTAAAAAACCTAAAGAGGTTGATTCAAGACACACAAACAAACTAAATCAGTATTGGGAAAAAAAAGAACTACCAACTAATTTAGAAAAAATAAAATCTATATTTCAATGGAATGAAATGCCCAACTCTTTTAAAGACCAATATGTAGATTATATTGAAAAAGAATTTGATTATAGAGAAGATGGTTTTTGGTTTCTCAATAGAGGTGTACCTACATATATAACGGGTTCTCATTACATGTATCTTCAATGGACAAAAATTGATGTCGGTTCTCCTGATTTTAGAGAAGCAAACAGAGCCTTGTTTATATATTGGGAGGCTTGCAAAGCAGATTCTAGAAGTTTTGGAATGGTGTATTTAAAAATAAGACGTTCAGGGTTTTCTTTTATGGGTTCAGCTGAGTGCATTAACACAGCTACTTTAGCAAAAGATGCGAGGATAGGTATCTTATCTAAGACCGGTTCCGATGCTAAGAAGATGTTTACTGATAAGGTTGTTCCTATAAATAGCAGGCTACCATTTTTCTTTAAACCTATCATGGATGGTATGGATAAACCTAAAACTGAATTAGCGTTTAGAATCCCTGCATCGAAGATTACAAAGAAAAATATGCATGAAGTGTTTAATGATGATATGGAAGGACTAGACACTACTATTGATTGGAAAAACACAGATGACAACTCTTATGATGGAGAAAAACTATTATTATTAGTACATGATGAAAGCGGAAAGTGGGTTAAGCCAAACAACATATTAAATAATTGGAGGGTTACTAAAACTTGTTTGCGTTTAGGTAGTAGAGTAGTTGGAAAATGCATGATGGGTTCTACATCAAACGCCCTAGATAAAGGTGGTAGTAACTTTAAAAAATTATATGAAGACTCTGATGTAAGAAACCGCAATGCCAATGGTCAAACCAAAAGCGGTATGTATTCACTTTTTATTCCAATGGAGTGGAACATGGAAGGCTTTATAGATAGGTACGGAATGCCTGTCTTAGAAAATCCTGCTCATGAAGTTGAAGGCATAGATGGTGAAATGATTCACCAAGGTGCTATTGATTATTGGCAAGCAGAAGTAGACTCTTTAAAGGGAGATGCAGACGCACTGAACGAATACTACAGACAGTTCCCTCGTACTGAGTCTCATGCATTTAGAGATGAAAGTAAACAATCTATATTTAATCTTACTAAACTATATCAGCAAATAGATTATAATGATTCTATGATTAAAGAACATCACATAACAAGAGGTAAATTTATATGGGAGAACGGTATAAAAGATTCTAAAGTTATTTGGGTTCCTGATTCTAAAGGTAGGTTTAATATTTCTTGGCTACCATCATCTAATATTCAAAACAATGCTCTTCAAAAAAATGGGAAAAAATACCCCGGCAATGAACACCTAGGTGCTTTTGGTTGTGACTCATATGATATTAGCGGAGTAGTAGGAGGCGGAGGCTCTAACGGAGCACTACATGGTTTAACCAAGTTTAATATGGATGATGCCCCTAGCAATGAATTTTTTCTAGAGTATGTAGCTAGACCTCAAACAGCTGAGATATTCTTTGAAGATGTGTTGATGGCTTGTGTTTTTTATGGAATGCCTATATTGGTAGAAAATAACAAACCTCGCTTGTTGTATCATTTTAAAAATAGAGGCTATAGAAAATACTGTATCAATAGACCCGATAAACAATTTAATAAACTATCGAAGACTGAAAAAGAATTAGGTGGTATACCAAACACAAGTGAGGGTGTTAAGCAAGCACATGCTTCTGCCATAGAGTCATACATAGAAAAATATATAGGATTAGATTTTGAATCTGTTTTTAGACCTGCTGATGAAATGGGAACTATGCCATTCAACAGGACTATAACTGATTGGGCAAAATTTGATATTAACAATAGAACCAAGTATGACGCTAGTATTAGTTCAGGTTTAGCTATAATGGCATGTCAAAAACACTTATATGTAACTGAAAGAAAAGAGTCAAAAATAAAACTTAACTTTGCAAGGTATACTAATACCGGCATAAAAAGCGAAATAATTAGATGAAAGATGTAAAGGTAAATATAAAATCTGCAGCTTTCCCAAGTCAATTTGTATCTGACGCTGAAAAGGAAACTAAGGAGTATGGATTACAAATAGGTCAAGCCATACAATATGAGTGGTTTAGAAGGGATGGTTCAGGTTGTAGATTCTACAATCAATTCCGTAACTTTCACAGACTGCGTTTATACGCAAGGGGTGAGCAGTCAGTAGCAAAATATAAGAATGAAATAGCAGTAGATGGAGATTTAAGTTACTTAAACTTAGATTGGACACCTGTTCCTATTATTCCTAAATTTGTAGATATAGTTGTAAACGGGATGTCTGATAGATTATTCAAAGTAAAAGCCTATGCTCAAGATGCAATGTCTCAATCTAAAAGGAGTAAGTATCAAGACATGGTAGAGGCACAGATGGTTTCTAAAGACTTCTTGTTAGACGTTCAAAAGCAATCAGGCTTTGACCCTTTTACCGTTAGCCCTGACCAACTTCCTCAAACAGATGAGGAACTTTCATTATACATGCAAATTAATTATAAGCCCTCAATAGAAATAGCTAATGAAGAGGCTATTAATACTATCTTTGAAGAGAATCATTATATTGATTTAAGAAAAAGATGTGACTATGATATTACAGTATTAGGAATTGGTATAGCTAAACATGAGTTTTTATTAGGCTCAGGTGTCGAGGTATCTTATGTTGACCCTGCTAATGTTGTTTATAGTTATACAGAAGACCCACACTTTAAAGATTGTTTCTATTGGGGTGAAGTAAAGACATTACCCATTATTGAATTAATGAAGATTGACCCTTCCTTAACAAATGAAGATTTAGAAGAGATTAGTAAGTATAGTCAAAATTGGTCTGACTATTACAACGTGGCTCAGTATTATGAGAATGATATGTTTACAAGAGATACCTGTACTCTTTTGTATTTTAACTATAAGACTACAAAAAAAATAGTATACAAGAAAAAAATTATGGCAACAGGAGGTAGTAAGGTTATCGAAAAGGATGACCAATTCAATCCACCTGTTGAAGTAATGGAAGATGGAAACTTTGAAAAAATTGAAAAGACTATTGACGTATGGTACGAAGGTGTTATGGTTATGGGAACCACCATTGTTTTAAAATGGGAGTTAGCCAAGAACATGGTAAGACCCAAATCAGCTAGTCAACATGCTATTCCTAATTATGTAGCAGTAGCACCAAGAATGTATAAAGGAAATATAGAATCTTTAGTTAGACGAATGATTCCGTTTGCAGATTTAATTCAGATTACACATTTAAAGTTACAACAAGTAATTGCTAGAGTTGTGCCTGATGGTGTTTATATTGATGCAGATGGTTTAAATGAAGTTGACCTAGGTACCGGTGGTGCGTATAATCCTGAAGATGCTTTAAGATTATATTTTCAAACAGGTTCTGTTATTGGTAGAAGTTATACTCAAGAAGGAGATTACAATCAAGGTAAGGTTCCTATAAAAGAATTAACTACTAGTTCAGGTTCAGGAAAAACACAAATGCTTATCGCCAATTATAATCACTACCTAGGTATGATTAGGCAAGTGACAGGATTGAATGAAGCAAGAGATGCTTCTTCACCTGACCCTAATTCTTTAGTTGGGCTACAAAAGTTAGCGGCATTAAATTCTAACGTAGCAACTAGACATATACTTGATGGTGCACTATATATTTATAGAACATTATCAGAAGCATTAACATATAGAGTTGGAGATATTTTAGAATACTCTGACTTTAAAGATGACTTCATTAATAAAATTGGAAAATATAATGTTAGCATACTAAATGACATATCAGATTTATACATATATGACTTTGGTATATTTATAGACGTTGCACCCGATGAAGAGCAAAAGGCTCAGCTAGAGCAAAACATTCAAATGGCATTATCTAAAAACGATATCAATCTAGAAGATGCAATTGACATAAGAGAATTAAAAAACTTAAAGCTTGCTAATCAATTATTAAAATTAAAGCGTAAGCAAAAGCAAGAGCAAGAGCAGAAAATGAAAATGCAGCAACAAGAGGCAGCTTCTCAACAGCAAATGCAAATTGTACAAGCTAAGTCTCAAGCTGATATGCAGAAAGCACAAATGGAAATGGAAAGCAAGATGCAACTGAAGCAGGCTGAGATAGCGTTTGAGATTGAGAAAATGAACAACGAAGCAGGTTTAAAGAAGATGTTAATGGCAGAAGAGTTTAATTACAATCTGCAGTTACATGGTATGACTGAAAATGCATTGCAAGGTAGGGAGACTCAAAGAGAGACTGCTAAGGGCAAAAGAATATCACAGCAAAATACTGAGCAATCACAGCTTATAAATCAAAGGAAGAATAATCTTCCACCTAAAAATTTCGAATCAAATGAAGATAGCTTAGATGGGTTTGACCTAGCAGAGTTCGACCCAAGATAGTAAATAATTTGAACGAAAAATATTTATTAACTTTGTTAAAAATTAAATCAAATGGAAATTAAAGTAAGAGACCTTGGGTCTATAGATGAAAAATCTATGGCTCAAAAAGAAGAAGCGGTTTTAGATAAGGCTGCTAACAACACAGGGGCAGCAGAGCAGCCTGAAGTATCTGTAGTTTCACAAGAGGAAACTACTATACCTACAGAGTCTGCAGAAGCCACTGAAGAAAGTATTGTTCAGCCTTCAGAGTTAAAAGAGGAGGACGTTCTTTCATTTATTAAGAATAGATACAATAAAGATGTTACATCGTTTGAGGATTTGTTTGCCACTAAAGAAGCAAACACAGAAATTCCTGAAGACGTTGCGGCATATTTAGAGTACAGAAAACAAACAGGACGTAGTTTCGCAGACTATTCAAAGTTGAATAGAGACTTTGGAGCTATGGACGAAAAGCAACTTCTTAGAGAATACTATTCCGCAACAGAAGATGCATTAGATGCTGAAGACATTGATTATATGATGGATGACTTTAGTTATGATGCAGACCTTGATGAGGAAAATGTAATTAAGAAAAAGAAAGTAGCTTTTAAAAAAGAGATTGGTAAAGCCAAAAAGTTTTTCAATTCGCAAAAAGAGATGTACAAAGAGCCACTTGAGTCAAGTACGGCAACTTTTTCTCAGGAGCAAAAAGAACAACTCGAAGCTTACAATACATATGTGAAGGATGCTAACACATTCGATGAAGAAGCAAAAAGAAAAAGAGATTGGTTCTTAAATAAGACCGAGGATGTTTTCCACAATGAGTTCAAAGGTTTTGACTTTAAGGTTGGGGAAGATAAGACAGTAACTTTTTTGCCTACAAAGAATGTGGAGGAAATTAAACGCTTGAATTCTGATTCATCAAACTTATTTAAAAGGTTTGTTGATGAAGAAACAGGTTTAGTGTCTGACGCAGAAGGATACCACAGAGCAGTTTCGGTTGCTCAAAATCCTGAAAGGTTTGCTAAGTTCTTTTACGAACAGGGTCAAGCTGATGGAACGACAGATGTAACAAAGAAAATGAAAAATGTTAATATGTCTACGAGGAATGCACCTCAAGTTACAAAGAAGGATGGTATGACAATTAGAGCAATCAACCCAAGTGACGGGAGAGGGCTTAAAATTAGAAGCAATAAAAATAATTAATAATTAAAAATTTAAAAAAATGGCAGGAGCTTTAAACGCAACTCCGGGATTTTCTTTACAGCCAAGTGCTCAGAAGGTTCCATTGGAGTCGAATTATATTACTAACTTTGATTTCTTAAATCAGTATCTTCCGGATACTTACGAGAAAGAATTTGAACGTTATGGAAACAGAACCCTTAGCTCATTCTTAAGAATGGTAGGAGCTGAGATGCCTTCTAATTCTGACCTCATCAAATGGGCAGAACAAGGAAGATTACATATTAAATATACAGATGTTGGAACAGCCGCAGCAGCAGGTGCTAACGCAGCAACGTTTCAAATCAATGATTCAGCTATAGGTGCAAACCCTGTAGGTACTGTAATCACAGGAAGCAATCCTTTTGACGCACAAGGTGCACCGGCTCTTAGAGTTGGTCAAACTGTTGTGATTAATCAAAATGGTGGTACAGGTGAGAACAAAGGTATTATCACAGCAGTAGCTGTTGGTGGTAACATCTTACAATTCTCTGTAGCTTTCTATGAGGCTGCAGGTTTAGTAACAGCAGGAACAGGAGTTGGTAACGGTGATGTAACTGTATTTATATATGGTTCTGAGTTCCAAAAAGGAACAGCAGGAATGGATGGTTCATTAGAATCTGATGACTACATCTTTGAAAACAATCCAATTATCTTAAAAGATACATATCTAGTAAATGGTTCTGATATGGCTCAAATAGGATGGATTGAAATTACAACAGAAGATGGTGCTTCAGGTTACTTATGGTACCTAAAGTCTGAGCACGAAACTCGTTTACGTTTCGATGATTACTTAGAGACAGCAATGATTGAAGCAGTGCCTGCAGAGGCAGCTTCAGGAGCAACAGCTGCAGGTTACATTGGTTCAGAAGGTGTATTCCACGCTGTAGGAACAAGAGGTAACTTATGGGGCGGTGGAAACCCTGATGCTTTAGCTGACTTTGATGCAGTAATTGACAGACTAGACAAGCAAGGTTCTATTGAAGAGAACGTAATATTTGTTAACAGACAGTTTGGATTCGATATTGATGACATGTTAGCAGCACAGAACTCTTACGGAGCAGGTGGTACGTCTTACGGACTATTTGACAACGATGAGGAAATGGCTCTTAACTTAGGATTCACAGGATTCCGTAGAGGTTACGATTTCTACAAGTCTGATTGGAAGTACCTAAACGACCCAACAATGCGTGGTGGTTTAACAACCAACCCTGTTGTTGCAGGTTCAGGTGCTATCACAGGTTTATTAGTACCGGCAGGTTCAACAAGTGTTTATGACCAAGTACTTGGTAAAAACGCTAAGCGTCCTTTCCTTCATGTACGTTACAGAGCTTCAGAAACTGAAGACAGACGTTACAAGACTTGGATTACAGGTTCAGCAGGTGGAGCAGCAACCACAGACATTGACGAGATGAGAGTAAACTTCTTATCAGAAAGATGTGTTTGTGTTATGGGTGCAAACAACTTTGTATTATTCGAAGAGTAGTAATAGGTAGTAATATTTACCCTCGTCATAATGGCGAGGGTAATTATTTTTTTTTAAATCAAATTAAATTTTTATTATAATGAAAAACAAAAAAGAAATTAAGTCACGAATATATCGTTTGACTAGAGGTATGGCTCCATTAAGTTTCATGCTTCCTTCCAAGAGTTCAAAGCGTAGACCATTACTTTACTTCGATGAAGAAACAGGTCAGAACAGAGAAATTAGATACGCAACAAATCAGATGAGTCCTTTTAAAGACGAGCAAGATGGTAACGCAATTGTTACCCCTGTCGTATTTGAATCAGGATTACTTAGGGTTCCAAAACAAAATCAAGCTTTACAAAAATTCTTAGCATATCATCCTTTAAATGGTGTAAAATTTGAAGAGGTAGACACCGCAAAAGATGCAGCTAAAGAAGTAGAGTTAATGAATGTGGAGGTGGATGCATTAATTGCAGCAAAACAATTAAACATTGAACAAATGGAATCTTTAGGTAGAGTTATTCTTAGAGGAGACGTTACAAAGATGTCTACTGCTGAGTTAAAAAGAGACATGTTGGTTTATGCAAGAAACTATCCTGCAGAATTCCTACAAGCTTTAGATGACCCTTCTTTAAAATTACATTCTACAATTCAAAAATGTTTTGATGAAAGATTATTAGCGTACAGAAATAAAAATAAAGATGTATACTTTAATCTACCTTCAAACAAAAAAAGATTATTGACAATACCGTTTGGTGAAGACCCAATGCATGTCATTTCTTCTTACTTTCAATCTGATGAAGGGGTTGAGAAACTTGAATATTTAGAAAAACAATTGAGTTAGATTATTATAATCATTAATTCTAGGAGACCTCTTTAAAACAAAGGGGTCTTTTTTTTTTTCTTATCTTTGTGTAAAATTATTTATGAATGATAAATTCGGTACGAAATACAGTATTAGCTATTCTTAATAAAAATAATTATGGATACATATCTCCTCAAGACTTTAACCTGTTTGCTAAGCAAGCACAGATGGATATATTTGAAGATTATTTTTATCAATATAACTACCAACTAAACAAAGAAAACAAGAGATTATCAGGCACAGGATACGCTGACATTACAAAAGGATATGAGGAGGTAATCAATACATTTTCAGTAACATTACCTTTAATTCAAAGTTCCCCAAGCACTAATAATTATTTATTGCCATCCTTATTAACTACCAACAACGATTATTTTTTAATTAATAAGATGCTTGTTAATGATGTGATTTTAGCAAGCGGAACAACTACAGCGACAGTTGGTGGTTCAAATGCAGTTATAGATGCTACAGCTGACTTTATAACAGATGGTGTTTCAGTTGGCGATATAGTGGGAATTACAGTAGGGGGTATTGCTTACAACCTTTCTATAATTCAAATAATAAGTGCGACAAGTTTAAGAATAACTCCTAATGTAGTTTTTGGATTCCCTTTAGATTATACTGTATATCAGCAGTACAAGTACAAAGAAATAGAAAAGGTTACACATAGTAAGATAACTTTGTTAAATAATTCTATCTTAACTTCACCAAGTCTAGGATACCCTGCATACACAACAGAGAATTTATCTAGCGACATATTCCCTCCTACGATTAACAATCCGGGACAAGTTATTTGTCAGTATATAAGATATCCCTTTGACCCTCAATGGACGTACACTTCCTTGTCGGGAGGAGAGCCTGTGTTCAATCAGTCCAACCCATCTTATCAAGACCTTGAGCTACCATTAGATGACGAGCCAACTGTGGTAATGAAAATTTTACAATACGCAGGTATGTCAATAAGAGAAATAGCTGCAGTACAATTTGCACAAGCAAATGAGCAGTATGAAGACAACAATGAAAAATAATAGTTTATGTATATAACACCATATCAATATTACGAAAACGGAGGTAATCCACCTGAAGATGCTAATTGGGGTTCATATCAATATGTAAGCTTAGAAGATATTGTGACTAACTTCTTATTAATGTACTCAGGTAATCACTCCTTAGTAAATAATGAAGAGAGATATAAGATTTTGTTTCATGCAAAGAGAGGTATACAAGAACTAAACTATGATGCTTTTAAAGAAATAAAAATATTAGAGCTTGATGTTTGTGATACCTTAAGGTTTGTACTGCCTCCTGATTATGTTAATTGGGTAAGAATCTCTGTGTTTAAAAACGGATTGCTTTATCCTTTATCAGAAAACATTCAAACTAATTGGAGCGATGCCTACCTGCAAGACAATAATTGTCGTATCTTATTTGACATTAATGGAAATATTTTAAAGCCTGAGTATTCTGATTTAGATTTTGAAAGAATAACAGGTGGTCTTAGAAGTATTTACTTAAACAAGAATAGTATATTTGATGGAGAAGAGGGATACTGCTGTGATGGCACTTGGTATTTTGATTATGGTATTGGAGCAAGGTATGGCTTAAACACAGAGACTGCAAATGCTAATCCAACTTTTTCTATAAATAAAAAAGGGGGAGTCATAAACTTTAGCTCAGGAATGTCTAATCAAAAATGCATCTTAGAATATGTTTCTGATGGAATGGAGAATGGAGATAACTCTCTAGTTAGTGTTAATAAATTATTTGAAGAATATATTTATGCATATATTGAATATGCTATTCTAAGTTCAAAGTTAGGTGTACAGGAGTATGTGGTTAATAGAGTAAGAAAAAACAAACAAGCTTTATTAAGAAATGCAAAGATTAGAATAAGTAATATTCATCCCGGAAGACTATTAATGAATATGAGGGGTAAAGATAAATGGATAAAATAGAATGGCAAACGTACAAAGAAATTTTGTAGCAGGTAAAATGAATAAGAGTCTTGACGAAAGACTCTTACCTAATGGTCAGTACATTGATGCTATTAATGTGCGATTAGGCTCAACTGAAGCCTCAGAGATTGGTGCGGTAGAAAACTCTAAAGGAAATGAATCCTTAACTACTTTATTATATAATGGAGTGGAGCTTTCTTCTGATGCAAGATGCATTGGTGCATTTGCTTTAGGTGAGCAAGAGACAATGTATTGGTTTGTTCATGACCCTTCGTTTACTTTAGGAGCAACAGGTAAGTGTGACATGATAGTTTCATTCGAAACCAAGAGTGAGATACTAACATACCATATAATAAGCTTAGATGATGGCGGTGGAGTTAATACAACATTAAACTTTAAGAAAGAAGAGTTGATGCTAGGTGTAGACTTTGTAGGTGAACTATTGTTTTTCACAGACAACTTTAATCCGCCTAGGTTTATTAATGTTAATAGAAATTATGTAAACCCAACACCTGCTTTTGTTGACCAATTTTCAGCAGAGGCTATACTTGTAATCAAAAGACCTCCCTACACATCTCCTTTGATTGAACCAAAAAAAGGGGCAGGAGAAAATAATTATTTAGAAAATAGATTTGTATCTTTTGGGTACAGATATAGATATGCAGATAATGAATACTCTGCTACCTCCCCATTTAGTGCACCCTCTTTTATTCCGGGTCCTTTTAATTATAGTTCAGGTCAAGCTAATAATCAAGGTATGTTAAATACTACGAATATTTGTGAGATAACGTATAATAGTGGAGGAGAACTTGTTGTTGGTGTAGATTTATTGTTTAAAGATATAAGCACAAACGTTATTAAGGTTATAGAGAAGCTTAATAAATCTGACCTTGGTATAGCTAACAACACAGAATCTTTATATACTTTCAGTAACAGTAAAATATTTACTGTATTAGCTGATACAGAAATTTTAAGATTGTTTGACAATGTACCGTTAAAGGCTAAGGCACAAACTTTAATGGGGAATCGTTTAATGTATGGTAATTACTTTGAAGGTCGTGACCTAATAGATTATACAGGAGAACCATTAAAGTTAGAATACAATACAGAACTTATTAGTGAAGCGGTTGAATTTAGAGCACTAGAGCAATCAAAAAGTTCAGGGCAATATACAATATCAGGAACTACTAGAAACATTACTGATGTTGTTGTAGAGGTTGACTTTACAGGAGCGGAATTAGTTCAAGGAGCAGGAATAGCTATTGAACTTGATTTAATACACGACTCTTGGGACGCTTCGTTTGACCAACTTACAGAAACCAATGACGCTATTCAATTAAATTTTCAATATAGATTAAGACAAGCCTATAATAATATATTTGAATTGGCTCAAGACCAAGACTTTATTGATGCTATACAATTATTGGAACCTGTTTTTTTAGACGCATGTGACGGAACATCATTAACAGATGAACTTAATTGTGCCGCTGAACTTGTACTTGATATTAATTATCAAAAACAATCAAGTGGTATCACAGGTATAAACCAACCTTTTGAAATTATAGTTTCTCCAACAGAACCTGATACACTAAAAATACAAATAAACGCATTACAATATGTTGACCAATTAGACCCTACTAATGTGGCTTATGAATACTTAACAATAAGTTTGGCTGAAGCTGAGTATACTAAGATTGCAAACGCCACAAGTCTACATAGCAATAGAGGATATGAGGTTGGTATTATTTATATGGATGAATTCTCAAGAGCTACAACAGCTTTAGTGAGTGAGAATAATACACAATATGTTCCATGTGGAAATCTAACAGACCAAAATACTATACAAGTAAAAATACCTACAACACAACTTCCTCCTGCTTGGGCAAAGTATTATAAATTTTGTATTAAACCTGATAAAGAAAACTATGACATTATTTATAGTAACTTGTTTTTCAGAGATGCTTCTCTTGGGTCAACTTGGTTTTTACTTAATGGTGAAAACTCTCAAAAAATTGAAATAGGAGATAAGCTTTTAGTTAAAGCAGATACTAATGGTCCAAAGCAAAGATGTACTACAGTAACGGTTCTAGATAAAGACGCTAAATTAGCAGACTTTATACAACCACCACCTGCTGATGTTGCAGGTAACGAAGCTGTGGTTCCTTCGGGAACTTATATGAGAATTGCAACTAATCGTATTGCAACTTCTTTAGGAGAAAATCCTGTAATTGAAGATGATAAATCAGGTAGAAACGGGACAAGAAAAAGTTGTCCAAAAGTAACTTTAGATGTGTGTTCTTTACCGAACCCTGATTTTGATGTAACAACATATGACCCACTTGACCCTGCAACATTTGCCTTCCTTCCTTTTGAAATTCCTGAAGGTTCTACAATTCAGATTAATTATTTTAATAAAAGGAACGGTGCTTCAGGAGGTAACCAATGTGAGTTAAGAGAGTGTGTATGGGAGGCTGAAGTTGTTGCTAGTGAAGACTACTCTAGTTTAAAAGCTTTTTGGGATGGAGATAATATAGGAGGATTAACATCTACAGCTGAGTGTAGAACAGACACAAGCGACTCACCATCAGAGTTTGAGTACCTTCCTGCAATCGGAGGTTTTAATACACAAGTTGTTTTTGGAACAACAATTACAGTTACTTCCCTTCCTTGTGCTCTAGGATTTAATTACATACAGTTTTTAGATTATGCAGGAACTGATGACACACTATCAGGTAAACAAGTATTGGGGTTTACAGGTACAAAGGGTTGCGGAAAAAACAGAAACAGAAGGTCTACCTTAGAGGTAGAAGTATCTATAATAAGGTCAGATGCTTTAATAGTTTTTGAATCAGAACCTCAAGATGCATTGCCTGATTTATGGTATGAGTCACCGACAACTTTTAAAATTTCTAATGAAGAGTGTGAAATAAAATTAGAAGTAGATGCGGCTGAACCTAGTCCTATAGTTTTTGATTATGATATAGAAGGAGTTACCACAAGTGTAACAGTAAATCCCGGTGCAGGAATAACGACAGTTTATGGAGATTGTAATTCAGCCGTAGTAAGCCCAACAACTCCTCCTTCAAACATAGCAAATATTACTATTGGATACACCACATTAAGTGGACCAATACACGAGGGTAACGTTCAAAATCAAACTGACTCAGTACCTGCTATTATAGATACAGAATTTTTTAATTGTTACACATTTGGAAATGGAGTTGAAAGTTTTAAGATAGAAGACTCTATAGTAGGTAAACCTTTAACTCTTGGAAACAGGGTAACAAGTACATCAGCTCAAGACTACAAGCAAGCACATAGATTTGCGGATATTACTTATAGCGGTGTCTTTAATGATGAAACAAACTTAAATAAACTAAATGAATTTAATTTAGGACTATTAAACTTTAAACCACTTGAGGATTCTTATGGTCCCATTACTGTATTAGACGGTAGGGAAACTGATATACTAACACTACAAGAAGATAAAATTTCTTATGTCTTGCAGGGTAAAAATTTACTATCTGATTCTACAGGTGGTGGAGCAGTCACCTCTGTGCCTGAAGTTTTAGGAACACAGATTGCTAGAATAGAAGATTACGGAAATAGTAATAACCCTGAGAGTTATGCTGTTTGGGGAGCTGATAAATTTTTTACAGATTCAAAGCGTGGAGCAGTCATTCAATTAAAAGGAAGCTCAGCTCAATCAGAACAACTTCAAGTTATATCTGAGTTTGGGATGAGGTCTTTCTTTAGAGATTTGTTTATTGAAGATTTTAATACCTTTAAATTAGGTGGATATGACCCATACATGAATGAGTACGTATTGACCAATTCTAATATAAAGATACCTCAGTTACCACAAGAAATAAATTGCGGTATTTCAAGAACCATAACTTTAAATGGAGAGTCAGAACAGTTTATATATCAGCTTGGTAATTTAGTAGGTCCTGTTACTGTTTCATTTTTTGTTACAGATTATAGCGGAGTGGATATTCCTTATACAGGTACATACAATGGAGCTGTGGTTTTTAGTGGTAACATTACATCTGACGGATTGGTTTCTATTACATTTGATAAAAACATTGTATCTGAAGAAGAATTAATTGTTAATTTTGGAGCATATGTTTCTTCTTCAAGCACCTTAGTAGAGATTACTGTAAACTGTCCCGATGCACCAACAATAACTATTATTCAAGTAGCAATAACATCTAACAATGAGGAAGGTCAGTTTGTTCATAACGAGTATCGTTGGCTTGATGGTACGTTTACTAGTGCGTTACAGTCAGAACAAATAGAATTTAATAGTGGAACAGGTTTGATTGTTTCTCAATATACATCTACATCAGCACCTCAAGGTGGAAATTTAATTCCTGCCAATGGTGCTACTGTAAGAATTATTAGCAACAAAATCTCTGCGTTAGGTGATGACTTTATATTTAATCCTGCTCTGAATAAATTTAAATATCACAGAGGCTCAACTCTTTATACTAACACACCTACTCAGATTCAGGCGTTATTAAATGTTGCAACAACATCAACTCCTATATCGGGGGCGGCACCTACATATCAGTCTAACTTCCCTATGCCTAATACTAGTGATGAATTCTTGTATTTAATTTGGGATTATAGAGAACCAACGCCTATAGAGTTATGTTTCTCTGACGTTTCTTGTGAAGAGGCATGTTGTGATTGTGACCCTGACCCGGAACCAACAGATAACTTATTAGTTGAATTATGCTATGATTCACTATCAACAACAACTAGTCCATTAACCGAGGTAATACCTCCTACTTCAGGGGTGACTGTCGGGTCTTTTGTTAACTTAACAATTAATCCTAGTTGTACGTATGTGGTTACTGCTGTGACTCAAGCTAGTGTAACAGATACCGTATCTAACATAGAAGGGACAAAAACAGATTGTTCCCAAGTATGTGACCAATATCAATTTTCAGCAGATGGTCTTTCATCGGGTACTTATAGTTATGTAGATTGTTTAGGAGCTGTTCAAAACGGAACTGTTCCTGCAGGACAATCTATACAGGTTTGTGCAAACAGTATTTCAACATTGACAAATATAACAGCAACACATTTTTGTGGATGCTCTTTAAATTTAATAGTTGAAAGATGTCAAGAGCCAAACACAGGAACTCCTGACACACAAATCATAAGTTTTGATGGAGAAAGCATAGGACAGCTTGTTAATTTAACAGGCGGTGCATTCATAGGGTGTAAGTATGAAATTGTAGCCACAACATTAGACCCTGTTACTGCGTCTAAAGGAGGTAATGAAAGTGGACAATGCTGTAACGCATACTTTGTAGAAAACATTACTGCAACTACTAAATTATTTTCATACGTAGATTGCTTTAATATAGCTCAGAGTTTTAATATAACAGCAGGTGGTGTACAGATAGTATGTCTTCAAGATTTTACTCAAGAACCTCTTAACTTTAGTGTAACATTTCAAACGTGTGATTGTACACCAACATAAATAAAAGATATGGCAGCAAGCTTAGGAAATTATTTTATAGACGGACCCACTTTATCTACTGCATCTGTAGTATATACTGATGTGGACTTAACTATATGTGCATCTGATGGATTTTATTCTGATGGTACTGTATGTAGGCAACAGATTGGATGTGTTCTTTCAATAGCAACCCCATGCCCATCGTGCTTTGCCCCTTGTGACTCTACTATTAACGCAGGTGGTAGCACAGGAGTTTATAAGCTGACGTTTAGTACAGGTGGAGACTTTGGTGCTATAATAATTTACTTTGACCCTGTAAGCGTCCCTGATGGATGTAGAGCTACATTTGATGGAGTGGTGTATAATGAGTTTACTTCAAACGTATTTGGTTATGCCGCAGCCGCACCGGGTAATTTAACTGTAATGGGAAATTCTTCTAATGACTGTACACCGGGAGTAGGGGCACAACTAAATGCAGGAGGATATACAGGTCTAGAGGAAAAAGTATACAATCCTACAACAGGAGTTTTTGATACTGTTGGAAATAGTGGAACCGCAACAGGAACATCTGCAGATGTGTTTTTACAAGCAGCAGGTCCCGGCTATTCTACATTAGTTATTCCTAGAGTAAATAATAATAGTGATTCTTGTGAGGTAGAAGTTGTGGGCTACTGTAGTACAGGTTGGAATATAGAAATAAATTGCCCTGCTGCATTACCATCAGTATCTGTAAATCTTAACTCAGATAATTGTGCAACAACTTCATTCCCTACGTTCTTTTTTCACGCACCTAACTACTTAAACACTCCGGGTGAACCTGAAAGAAATGAATTTGTTTTCCAAGATAGTAGCGGTGTAACACCGCTGCCTGCAGGTACATATGTAATGAATCCTCCATCAGGAAAAGCAATTGTAGAAGTAAACACTAACGGAGTAATAGCAAATATAACACCATGTCCATAAGCGAAACTAAAATAAGTAAACCGACTATAACTTATAGTGAAGACTCACAAGGGTTTCCATCATTCTATTCATATGGTGCAGAGTTTCTTAAAGGAATGAATCAATACTTATATAGCTTTAATAAAGGTAATCTATGGAGACACAATACAAATGAGTCAAGAAATAATTACTATGGAGTTAATTACCCATCTAGAATAACAAGTGTTTTTAATCAAGAGCCTTTACAAAATAAAATTTTTAAAACATTAAACCTTGAAAGCGATGATGCTTGGGGTGCGAAGTTGTTTACGGATATACAATTAGATGGTGAGATAGATGTAAATTACTTTGTTAAAAAAGAAGGGGCGTGGTTTGGATTCGTTAGAAGTGACGGACCTACAGGACCTGATACCAATGAAACTCAATGGGAGCTAAGAAGTGTAAACGGTCTTGGTGTAAATAATACTATTGACTCACTAGACCCTGCAGATGTTTCCATAGGCTTCGATACTAGTATATCTATAGGAAGTATAATTACTGCAGGTGATTATATGTATTACGCTGTAGGACCCAACTATGATACACCTCAATTTGTGGGAGTTCTAACAGAAACCATAGTTAACCTTCCTGCAGGGCAAAATAATATTAAAATAAACACAACAGCAGCAGCAACAGGTGGTTTTGCAGGGGCACCTCAACCTACTTTTATTCCTGCTGTAGATGGCTATTGGTTCTTTATTAAAAATCCAACAGCAGAATCACATGGTGTTCTAGGACACTACTGCGTATTTGAGTTGACACTAGATGTTACTACAGCTTCAGAACTATTTGCAGTGGAATCAGAGGCAATGAAAAGTTTTCCTTAAAATTTACTATCTTTGTGTAATATATGGGTATATTAAGTTTGTTTAAAAAAAAGCAAAAGTCTGCTGAACATTTTCTAGAGTTAATTGATGTTGACCGAGGATTATTATGGGAGGCAATTGCTGAATTTAAACAAAACTTAGAAACTATTAATGGAGCTGTTGTCCATCATACCGATGAGATGCAGAAAGTTTTTCCTGTAACGCACCATATAAAAGATGGTTTATATACACGAGAATTGTTTATGCCAAAAGGTTCCTTGGTGGTAAGCTTTATACATTTGAAAAATCATCCTTCTTTTTTTATGAAGGGAGAGATGTCTGTGTTAATAGATACAGGTGAGATAAAAAGAATTAAAGCACCTATGGTGGTACAAACCGAAGCAGGGACACAAAGGGTTGCATATATGCACGAAGATTGCATTTGGTCTTGTGTTTACAAGACTGATAAAAAAACAGTAGAAGAGGCAGAAAAAGATATTTATACAGAAGACTATATGGATTTGCCTGAACACATTATTTTAAAACAACAACTAATATGTCAGGATTAATTATAGAAATACTTAGGGTAGCTACAATAGAAGTTGAGGCACAACAGATGACAGGTTTAGCTTTAGGAATAGCATCAGTAGCTTTAGCAGCAGGTGGAACTGCATTTTCTTTTGCTCAAGCAGGTAAATCTAAAAAAGCACAGAGAGATGCTGAGTCTAAGGCAGATATGATGATGCGTACAGCAAGAAAAAGATTAGATATAAATTATATGGAAGAGCTTTCTATTAAGAAGGAACCATATGAATTACAAAGAGAAGCACTGCTTCAACAGGGAGCTACAGCTTTGCAGGCGGCACAAGAGGGAGACCAAAGAGGTGTGGCAGCTACAGCAGGTAGATTACAACAAGCACAAACAGCGGCTCAAGGTCAAGTACGTACAGCTATGGGTCAAGAATTGCAAGCAATAGACAAAGCTGTAGCGGAAGAAGACTCAAGATTAAGAGACTTAAATGTTCAATTAGATTTAGGTGAGATAGCAGGTGCACAACAAGCTGCTGCAGATGCGGAGCAGGCTGCACAAGCACAAACAGCACAAGGTATTCAGGGTGCTGTAAATACAGCCCAAGCAGGCATGGCATTGGTTCCTTTATATAGCCAACAGACAGCAGCACAAAAAGCAGCACTAGGGGAGACTTCGTTTTCTGATGCTGAGATAGCTGATATTGGAGATATTAATGGTGTGGCGTTTGACCCTAAAGCTTTAGGAGCAGGAAGTAAAGCTGATTTTAGAAAATTTAGAAGAAACTTAAGTGACGCACAAAAAATGCAAATCTTTGGTAATGAAAATTATCAAGCTGCATTTGGTCAGGCTACAGCAGGAATGAATGCTTTTTCTCCTACTCAAACTCCTGAGCAACT